GTTAAATAGAAACTTAGACCATCCTAAAAACTTACGTGATACTACGCGTGCGGCTTGGTGTCGTGTTACATCGTTGGGTCGTGTATCCATAAAAAACGGAACTAGAAACCGACAAGGATTTGTATTGTATAACAATGAAGGGTTTGATTCGACATATGGCTTTAATAACAGTAACAATAACTATCAACTATTGGGGAGAGATAGGTCAGGAGAACCACATACTTTAGATGTTGGTCTGGGATACCCATCATTGAAAACTCCGGCACCAGGAGTAACATCAATGAACTCTGAGACGTTAGGTGGTAAAGGTGTGTTTAGACAGTTATCTTTTAATATACAATGCCATGATAAATATCAATTGGAATATTTGACTCCATACTTTCTAACCCCTGGAATAACAGTATTAGTTGAATGGGGCTGGGATGATATGGATCAAAAAGGATCTGATCTTTTAGTGGACTTAGACCCTGAAAACGATAAGATTCCGGAATTAATAAACTCATGGGATGAATGGGAATACAAACGATGTAGGTCGTGTGGGAAATATGACATATTCTTAGGAATCGTAGATAAATTCGGTTACACGCTGGAATCTAACAATTCATTCAACTGCGACATTAGTTTGAAATCCGTATCTGAACAGATTTATGCTTATGAGACCGCACAAGAACAAACTTATAAACAATCTAAAGACAGTGATAAAAAACAAATAACAAAAGATTTTTCTTCGTTTTTAGAATATCACATTGGTAATGTAGAACAACAAGAGTTTTACATAAATCGTGGGTCCACTGAGGAGACTTCTGTTAAAAACGAAAAAGAGAAAATATCAAAATACATTCCATACAGAAAAGAGTATGTAAACAATCATATAAGCGCTTTTACACGAGAATCTTTTAACAGGTTTGATCTAACGTTAGATGACAAAAACATACCGAAAGATAAAAAGTGGATATCTTTTGGGTTGTTTATTGACCTGATCAATAGGTGGTCATCTAGAACACACAAGAATAAAGGAGGAACAAATGGAATACGAGATGCTTTGGTTTTTGATATATCATCGTCGGATATATGTGGACACCCCAACATAAAATCAATATCAGAAGATGTTTTAATTCCAAATTCAGCAACTCCGTGTTGGGCATATGAAGGTGATCGAATCTCCGATATGGTCAATAACGTTAAAGGGACTGGTATTTTCCGCTCTAAAAACACCAAATACTTAGATGAAGCGGACGCGGCTTTAGATAAACTGAAAGAATCACTTGTTAGTGCAGCAGATGGCACGAAAGAAATATATGATGTAGAAAACTTTAATGTAGCACGATTCGATCTAGCCAAAATTCTAACAGGTAGAGGAGCTAGAGACGAGACCGATATTACCTTTCCACTTTACACTCCATACTACGGAGGTTACGCTGGCAAATTATCATCTATATTTATTTCAGACTCTATGATTAAAAAGGCGTTTGCAAATAAACAAACCGTTCGAAAGATGGTTCAAGAAATATTAGATAAAATGTCGGCCGCCGCTTCTGGAATATGGGAGTTTTCCATCGTAGATGAGTCTTACAGTGTAATGTCAATCATAGACACAAACTATCCAGGAACCGATAAAAAGAATGGTGGTATAATAGGGGTCGATAAGTTAATTGAGAAATTATACACCTTCTCAAGTCTAGACTCAAATTCTGTGATTTCAGGGGTGGATTTCAAAGCCGACTTACCCGCAGTTGTAGCGTTGCAGACCTTATTTGAAAACCCGGATTCTTTAACATCAAATCCTGACTTTTTTAGGTCGCCTGTCAAAACCAGAGATGGGACAAGAGTTGCCGTGGAAGATATATACAGTAGATTCTCAGGCAATAATAGAGATGTCGAAATTGGCGCCAAGGTAAATAATGGTATATATACCAATTCTAGTACGGATTGTCTTATGCTTGAAGTAAATCCAAAAAGTACGACAAAAGGGGATTTCACATTAAGACTTACAGAACCCAATGAGGAAATAGCAAGATCGGGGATGCTCCGAGACACGTCACCTAAAAATACAACTGTATATAATAGAGTTGTTCCAGGAATTACAATTGGGTTTGAAACTCTTGGAATTTCGGGGATTAGATTTATGGATTGTTTCATGATAGATAGTTTACCATTTCCATATGACACTGAGGTTATATTTCAAGTAAAAAATGTAAAACACGTTCTAAAAGGAAACGATTGGAAAACCGTTGTTGAGGCTGCCCTTAGACCATCTCCTAAATTAGTAGGAGCTACTGTAGAATGAACGAATTAAAAGAAATGTATGATAGTTTAACACTGTCAAATTTCCAAACAGAATTTGGGAAGCCACCGGCACCTGCGAAGCCAGACATTGACTATTCAAACGAAACCGTCGAACGTTTATTCATACAGAAAGTAAACAGTGGACACGTTTATGAGATTAATCCGGATTCTAACACAAACAAATTAAGTTCACTGTATAGAGTATGGAACGTCAAATGGAAAGTCACTGGCCCTCAAAGAAATGTAACTCGAAATAATATAATCGAAATCAAGGGGGTATTGGATTTCAACCAAGAGTCTATAAAAGAAGTTAGAGAATCAGGCTTCAAGAATGTAGACGTAGTATTGACTAACCCACTTGAGTTCTGGTGTGGTTATTAAAATAAGTTGACAGTATGGTATTGTCACTGTAAATTTTGTGAGTGAATACATTTTTTATAGAAGGTCAAGACGATCTAAAGTCTCTGAGAACCAAACTCAGAGAAGAAGATGTGTTTTTATATGTGGTTGCTGGAGATGTGAGAAGTCATCCCGTAGTCAATACACCGTGCGTCATGTTCGCAAAAGGATTGACTTCAAAAAACGTTTTTATAATACCATTCAACCACGTTGACGCACAATCGTCAGTTTCTTTAAAAGAAGTATGTGACATTATTAACACCGTAGCAAAACGAAAGTTCGTTATTGATAAGAAAACATTCTGGCATTTGACGGCCATCGACGATACGATTGACATTAACATTCTATCATACCTAATACAGAATGAGATAATTGATGATTCGGTGTTACCGACCTCCGCTCATAGATTCTACCACTCACAGTTTCCAAAGTGTAATATACTAAACAGAATCATACCAATCAATAAACACCTAGAGAAGTTCCAGCTTCTAGTCAACTTTGCGGAAGACTTGGTTTCGAAACATGAACGAGAACTAAAAGAGGAGTCGTTTACTAAGATGAACACTGAGTTAACATATGTGTTGACCGAAATCGAAAAGAGTGGTTTAAAGGTTGATCGAAACATCTTTTTAGACAACTTTGGAGACCATCGAAAACATTTGGTTTCTGATGATGATATGGTGTATACAAATTACAGCATGTTCACAAGTACAGGAAGGCCATCAAATTCATTTGGCGGTGTGAATTATGCTGCGTTGAGCCACGACGGTTCGGTTAGAATGTCATTTATTAGCCGTCATGGGAAAGATGGTAAATTGGTGGATATGGATTTTACAGCATTTCACCCCCACTTGATAGCCAATTTGGTGAGATACAATCTTACTGCTGACGTAGACATATACGCATACCTTGGACGATATTATTTCAATACCGACTCATTATCAAATATCCAAATAAAACAATCGAAGAACCTTACGTTCAAACAACTATACGGACGTATAGTACCAGAGTATAAAGATATTCCATACTTCAAAAAGGTTCAAGAATTTATTGATCAGCGGTGGAATTTTTATAAAGAGAACGGATATATCGAAACTCCAATATACAATCGTAAAATAAACAAACAGATGCTTGGTGAGTCTGCTGATGCCAATAAGGTTTTTAATTTCTTATTACAATCGTTTGAAACTGAGGTGGCATTATCTACCGCATATAGAGTCTTGCAGTATATGAAAGGCAAAAAATCAAAGATGGTATTGTATACTTACGATAGCATGTTGTTTGATTTTCATAGAGACGACGGACAAGAAACTTTGATGGATATAAAACACATTATGACGAATAATGACAAATATCCGATAAAAGTTAAGTTGGGTGATAATTATAAACAGTTGGAAAAATTCAACTTTTAAAAATTGTTATAGTTATTGCTTATGAAAGATGTTTCAGAATTTATAGAATCGTTATTGGAAGATATCTGTCTTGATGATAGAATACCCAATGGAACCTTCAACATCACAGATACAAATCATCTCGATTTGTTACACGAATATGCTGCTGAGAAGGTCGATGGCGAATTCGCCACTGCTTTGATGGACGCCTTGATAATCGAAGAAGGAAATTTCCCAGAACGTCAAGCTTATAATGGAGATGGTATCTTAGTTACTTTCCCCGACGAAGAATCGAAGAAGGCAGCGTTAGACCGCAAGACTCACACAAACAACGATCCTACCGGTGGTGTCGGAAATAGTGAAGACGAATCAACTTCAGATAACGCTGGCGAAGACGAAAACCCTGAAGTTGACACGGGGGATGATGAAGTCGGTGGGGAAGAGACTGAAGAACAGGAGCCTGAAAGCATCTTTGCCGACTACACAACTCCAGAAGAAGAATTCGCTTTGGTTGATCCAGATACACCAACTGAATATTCTGAATTTGAAATAAACCCTGTTAAAGAACCGGAGGATGTCAACGAAACCCACCACATCTATGATGTTTTAACATCTATAAAGAAATCTCAATTAGATGATGATACAAATGAAAAATCTCCGACGGCGATGATATCGCCAGGTGAACTACACCCAAGCATTTTATTTGCTCTGAAACAAAAGTGGGAATTCGATAAAAGTGGTAAATGGTTTGATGAACTTGGAAAATTTAGAGCTCACACAGATAAACATGGTAAATTGGACCCAACCAAACAAGAGATCAAAGAAGAAATGGAAATTTGGTTGGAAGACTATCTGAAAAGGAATCCAGACGCTAAGGTTTAAAAAATGAGAACTCAGCTTCTTTGTACGTTCAGCAATAAAAACGATTATGAATCGGAGTTGATCAGAATAACATCAAATTATGATGTAATATTCAATAAGATATTTATCTTACAAACTGTAGATGACCCACGCCGTTTATACATTACGTATAACATCGACACATCCTACAAACAACAGTTTTTGCCTCATACCCTAACGATTCATAGGAAGAAGAATACTAACACCATCTATACGATCAATGCATTGAATGAGTTGATCATGGAAAGTAACAACGGAGTGCTTGATAGGTCGTTCGAAATCAATTGGGAAGATTATTATAACACCATAATACTGACTGATAATGAAGGTTTAAAAATACGTGAGACATCATTATTTAAAATAATAAATCTTTAGATTTTTATAACTTTACACCGACGATTTTTGGGTGTAACTTGATATTTATTATTCCAGTAATTGGGTATTGAATATTGAAAATTGACAGTTGAGAAATGAAATAACTTCTTATATGTTGACTATGATGGCAATCTCATATTGGATATTAGATAATAACAAATAAACAAAGGTAAATAAACATGGACATCAACGCACTCAAAAAGCGTTTGGGAGAAATCTCAAATAAGAACACAAAGAACAAGCTCATTTGGAAACCTTCAAATGGCGAACAACTTGTAAGATTAGTTCCTTACAAGTTTCAACCCGAAAACCCATTCATTGAATTGTGGTTTCACTATGACTTCAACGGCAAGAACTATTTGTCACCAAAGTCATTCGACCGGCCAGACCCTCTTGTAGAGTTTGCTAACAAGCTCAGAAGCTCCAACGATAAAGAGGATTATGAACTTTCAAAGAAGTTCTATCCTAAGATGAGAATTTACGTTCCTATCGTCGTTCGTGGTGAAGAAGATCAAGGCGTTCGATTCTGGGGATTCGGAAAACAAGCGTATCAGGCTCTATTGGCTCTGATCGCTGATGATGAATATGGTGACATTTCTGATATTAAGGAAGGTCATGACATTAAGGTTACATACATTCCGATGGAAGAAAGTGGAAAGTCATTTCCAGAGACTCAAATCATGGCACGACCAAAGAAGAGTGTTGTTGGAGATTCTAAGATAATCGACTCTATTAAGGCTGAAGTAGCTATCACAGAGGTATTCACAGAATCTTCATATGATGATCTCAAAGCGGCTCTTGATAAGTACTTGAACCCTGAGGAAGAGGAAGAGGAAGACACATCAGAAGATGCGTTCACATCCGACGACTCGTCAACAGGGGAATCAAAGAAATCAAAGTCAGTTACCGAAGAGAAGGCAGCTCCAAAGGCTGAGAAAACTTCCGTAAAGAATGCTTCCAGTGATTTTGACGAATTATTCGGCAGCTAATCGGAACTCTTTATAACAAAGTGGGGACTATCAAGTCCCCACTTTTTTTTTACTTTAAAATTTTAACAAAAAGGAAATAAATGGCAAAGAATGGCTCGAAAAAAGTAGAGGTCGATATGACTGCTGATGACCGTGATGGTTTGGTTGATGAAATAGCAGAAATGTTAAACAAAGCCAATAAAGACGGAGGCAACGTAGCTTTCGTATTTGGTGATGATAATGAAGATGACCCTTCAAACATATCCGATTGGATTCCAAGTGGAAACGATCAGTTGGATATTATAATGGCAAATAGACCAGTGGGTGGATATCCAGCAGGTCGTATTACAGAAATTACAGGATTGGAACATTGTGTCACGGAAGATACAATAATCGATGTAATTGTGGAATAATTATAGAGGATGGTGATGTTTATGAAAATACAAATTAAAGAAGTAAAAGATTTGCTGAATACAGGAAAGTCAGTGAAAGTAAAAACCATCGGTGGTGAATATTCTCCAATATCCGATTATATAGAAAAGGGAATTAAGAAGACATATAAAGTAACCCTTGAAAATGAGACATCCATAAAAGTTTCGGATGGTCATTTGTTTTTCACAGACACCGGATGGTTACAGTGTAAAGATTTAAAACCGACGATTAACTGTATAAAATGTGATGACGATTCTTTCAGTGTAGTAACCTCCGTTGATTACATCGGAGACTATAATATCGTGGATATAGCAGTTGACCACCCAGAACAATGTTACTATGGG